CAGACGATAACGAATTTGTTGTAAAAATGTGGCGACACAATGGATGGAAAGAAGAACCACTCTACACCCATCCAGCAAAGACACTAACAGATGAGGAAATAAACAGGTTATGGGCAGAATCGCATGAAGATGGTATTGCCATTCAACAAGGTTTTACTACGCAACAACATTACTTTGCCCATTTAATACTAAGAAAGGCAAGTGAGAAATGAATAAGTGCGATGAAATGTTCCATCAGACATTTCCTAACACAGTATGGCGGGACGATACGGCTATTACCGTGTGGAGAGAATGTTGGAAAGTTTGTAGTGAGAGGATGATTTACCAAATAACACATAGAAATCAATTATTTACGGATGGATTACGGAGGGAATATGAAGATAACAAACAAACACGGGTTACCACAGACGTTTCTGAACGTTCTGAATCGGTCAACTTACACCAAGGGAAAGGCAGATCTGTCGGTAACAGAGCTTCTGCAACCGCCACAGCTCGTGCAATTACGGAAGAGACATTGGGAAGAATTAGAGGAAGACGTAACTGATAAGATTTGGGCTATTTTTGGAACGGCTATTCATGCCGTTTTAGAACTAGGCGCAGATGATAACCACGTCATTGAAGAGCGCATTCACGCAACCTTGAATGGCTGGGATATTTCAGGAGCAGTAGATTTGCAACGCCTTGAAGATGGTGGCGTAGTTATTTCAGACTACAAGACCGTTGGAGTATGGGCGGTAATGAATGAAAAATTGGAGTGGGAACAGCAACTTAACATGTATGCATGGTTAATTGAAAGTGTTAAGAAAGTCCCCGTTAAACGCTTAGAGATCATTGCTATTATTCGAGATTGGAATCGTAGAGATGCAAAACAAAAAGAGAGTTATCCGCAGTCACCGGTTAAGATGCTTGACATCCCTTTGTGGCCGTACGAGACACGAGAGCTTTTTATTAAGCAACGCATACACCATCATTCCAACGCATCTTTGGCTACCGAAATTGGCGAAGATTATGCTTTGTGCACACCTGAAGAAATGTGGGAGAAACCGACTACTTATGCAGTTAAGAAAGTTGGGAATAAGAGGGCTACTGTTGTGTGTCAATCTGAAGCAGAGGCGGAGGATAAAAAGGCCGAACTGGGACACGGTTATGAGATTCAAATTCGGGCGGGTGAAAGAACTCGGTGCGAAGACTTTTGCCAAGTAAGGGATTTTTGTAAGCAGTATCAACAGTACAAGGAGGTTATATGACACGAGGGCAATATATATCAGCGCATTTAATTGCGTTCTTGATGGGCTTGATAGTGGGCTGTATGTGGTGGAGTTATGCCGAGGCATCTACTAAATGTTCATCAGATGGTAGGGGTGGTATCTGCTGTTGGGATACCGATGAAGAAGGCGTTTTAAAACCAATCAGTTGTGCATAGGAGAAAACATGAAAACACGTCAAGAAATGATTTATGACTTTGTATTAGCGTTGTTGGCTAACCCAGCGATCTGCGTAGGCTCAGAAGATGATCCGAAGTGGATTATGAATTACGCCAGCAATATGGCCAATATCTATTTGGAATCCCTATGAGAGTTCCGTATGACAACGGCAAGATAAAGATTGGCATCTACTATGAACCGCCAAAGTATGTCGAGCAAGATCCTGACATGCTGGAGATTCAGAAATGGATGATTGGTGATCCGGTCAAGTTACGCAGAGAGTATTACACGAATATAGCGTTCCATTTTTTGACTGGGATTGTGGTGTTAATTGTGGTTTTAAAGTACATACAAAACTAATATGAGTGCAAACGAAGGACAAGTAGGCGGTTCGCATTACAAAAATAAAGCTATGCAGCCGTGGGATTTTATTGCCGGAAATAATATCGGATACCTAGCTGGAAATGTGATTAAATACGTATGTCGTTACAAAGATAAGAACGGTATAGAGGATCTACGGAAAGCACGACATTACTTGGATAAATTAATTGAAATTGAAATGGAGGATGTAAATGGATTACAAAGAACTCAGAAAGATTGATGTCTCTAAATACACGGAGAAGAAAAATGGCCTTACATACTTATCGTGGGCGTGGGCGGTTGACCAACTCTTACTCGCTGACCCGAAAGCCCATTGGTTTTATCCGGAGTTCCAAAGATGGGGAAACGGTACAGTCATGGTGTTTTGTACCGTTGTCGCAAATGATATCGCACGGACTGCGCAATTACCGGTTATGGACTACCGTAATAAACCGATTGCTGAACCGGATTCGTTTGCGGTAAATACAGCTATGCAACGTGCTTTGGCTAAGGCAATCGCACTCCACGGAATTGGTCTATACATCTACAACGGGGAAGATGTCCCGCCTGACCTTGGCGAAGACGTCACAGTACACAAGCCTGCTAAACAAGCGACTAAGGTGACTGCCCCTCCTCCTAAAGAAGAGTTCTTTGATGACTCTGAGCCTTGGCAATTACAAGTAGACAAGACTAAAGGTGATTGGACTGTTGCTACGGTTGAAGCCGTCAATATGCTCATTGGTTTGGCAAAGAAACCGGATGATGTAAACAACATCTATAAGGTCAATAAGAAGTTGTTTGAAGAGCTCCAAACGGCAGATGAAAAGAAATACGATGAGATCTTTGCTTTATTTAAAACTACTAAAAATGATTTGAAAGGAAATGTATGACACAAGAATATCCAAATAGCGGAGCATTGTTTAAGACCAAAGAGAAGAAGCACGCAAAAGCCCCTGATATGTGGGGTGATATCCAATTTGACCGTGACTACTTACGCCAGCTATTGGAGGAAGGTAGTGGTTTAGTCAAGGTAAAGATTGATGCATGGAAACGTGAGAGCGCTACTGGTAACTCATTCCTATCCATCAAGGTCAATACATGGAAACCGGAAGGTCAAAAGCCCGCTACCGAAGAGAGAATGCCGTTTGACGATTAAGGATGAAGATGGAAACAATCCAATTTGAAAGCATTAAAACGGGTTTAAAGCAGTCAAAGGATGGCTATATGTTGTCCTTGGCTGTCCATCCAGATGAGCTCCCAGAAGAGCTAATGAGGGACTTTGTAGGCTCTCGTTACATGGTTGTGATGGTGCGTATTGGAGACAATGAGCAACCGTTAGATAGACAAGAGTTAAAGCGTCATCATCCGGCCGTAGCTATGGCAGGGATGCTTTGTCGGGATAAGTTGTTTTGGGAATACATTGATATGCGATGCAATGAAAATGTAATGACCGAGGCAGAGTGTTCTGAATGGTTAAAGTTTTACTTTGAAATTGACTCAAGAGCAGAACTCAAAACGAATGAGAAAGCCCGTGATGCCTTTTTAAAGTTTAAGGAAGAATACGAAGAATGGAAAAAGTAAAAAGGAACATGATTCCGTACAGCGTTTATCTTCCAATAGATCAGCATGCACGACTCACTAAGCTAGCCAAAGAGCGCAAAGCGTCCTCTATGATTAGAGATGCTATCTGCGTTCTATTGGATGGTGGAGATCAGTACAAGGCTGGATATAACCAAGGATTAAGAGATGCAGTCAAGGCTATCCTAAAGGTAGAAGATATTAGACATATCGCTTACAAGGGACGTTACATAGATTCGATTGCGATTGCGGCTATTGAAGAACTGGAGTTGTCATGAGAAAAGGCTGGAAAACCCGTATTGATGAACGTCACTACTTTGAAGAAAAGAAACAAACACGAGAAGACCGTATAGCGATAATGCATGCTATTGATAATCAAATGTTGAAGTCTTTACACGATGCCAAGATGACGCTCTTAATTAAGGATCTACAAGAGAAGAAAGGACTGCACTAATGTATCTACAAGTAGAACAAGACGAGCAGGAAATAAGACGTCTAGTGGATATGATTGCTGATCTCTTTGTTGAGGTTGAAGCCAGTAATCAAGACGTGTTGACCGCCGTTCTTTTTATATCTGTCAATGTATGCGATGCAATGGAGATGAACCGTAGCGTTTATTTATTAAATTGCGAGAATATGTACGATTGTCATTCTCGCTTTTCACGTGGTTCAGAGGGAGAGGTATTGCAATGAACGAAGAGGATTTTATAGATGCGGCTTATTTGCTTTCGTCTATGGGTTTAATTATTGCTAGGGGCGTTTGTACTGGTGTGGCTGAAGATGCTTGGGCAATGGCTGAACACATGGCAGAAGTTCGTAAAGGTAAACCCGAACCTGAAGAGGGGATTGTAGCAATTAAAAAACCACGGAGAAAAGTATGACCACGTTTACAACAGAAGATAGATTGATGGCAACCAGTACTGATGACGTTCAGATACAGATGCTAAGTAAAATGATGTTTCAACAATATAACGATGTTAGGGATATCCTTGACCACGTTAAGAAGAGCCCATTAACAGATGAGCAAATAGAGCAAATGGCTATCCAATGTATGGTTCCGGTATTCCATACCAAGTTTAAGCCTAATGACGATCAGGATGATGCTATTGCTCAAGCACTTACAGATGCTCTAAGACATCCTATATTTGAGTTTGCTAGGGCTATTGAGAAAGCGCACGGCATATCATGATTGGACTGCTCACTGCGTTTTTTCTATATTACGGGGATGCCGGTTTTGGCTGGTGGGTCGTATGGTTTATTCTTGAGATAGGCGAATTTATTAAATTGGTGAGGAACTCATGACTTGGAATCTTAGGCTGGTGGATTTAACGGATGAAGAACAGTATCCGTATGTAGAAATTTGTGAGGTCTACTATGACCAGCTTGGGAAACCGCTTGGTTATTCTACGGCTACGATGGGCGGAGAAAACCGATATGAGATTAAAGAATATCTCTTGTGGGCTATGGAAGCCTTAGATAAGCCCGTATTAAAGTTTAAGGATAATCATGAAAATAGATGTCAAGATTCTCAATGAAAACAAAGACGGTTCAGCCAACGCTCAAGTCGATTTCGATAAAGAAGGACTTGAAATACTCGTACAGTGGGGGCTTGTTGCTATCCTTACCCAAGCAGTTAATGAATACAAAGTTAGACCTGACGAAGTTAAAAAACCTGCTGCAAGGATGAAAAGTGGAAGAAGATCAGTTAAAAACAGCTAAGATGGTTATAGCGGGCTGGATTAAAGATTGGTCTTGCCTAACCCTATACCAGTCTTTAAGCGGGAAACTACAGTTTAGCGAAGAAGAGATGGAAAAATTGTGCAATAAGTACAAGTTTTTACCCGCTCATTACTTTTGGTATGTTGGTAAACCTAAGTTTGTTAGGACGTTTATAGCTGACTTTGATAAGAAATTAAGTGACGCTTTGTGGGATACTGAAGACAATATGAAAAAGCTAAAGTTTGCTGAGTATTTGGCAAAGTTAGATAGCACGGGCGTAAAAGCGCAGTCTAAGTACAGCAAGGCAGATAAAGCAGAGCGTGATTCAATTAAACGCAAATACAGAGCTACGGTAATGAAAGCCGCTACGGTAAAAGAGCATGCGCAAAAGATGAACGGAACACATTGGAGAACAGTTAAATGAGTCAACTACAAGATCAGTATGAAATGAGCCAAGCAGAAGTGGCTGAGAAGATGTTCCTATGCAAAAACACGGTAATGAAAGTAGAGCAACGGGCGTTAGAAAAGCTACGCAAGTTATTTGAGGAGCGAGGCATTAAGGCCGAAGATATATTGGACGATAATGAGTAGCTGGTTAATCATTGTCACAGGCCTTATTTACGCCTATATCGCTGCAGAACAGGCTTTAAAGGGTAATGTATGGCTAGCGGTCATTTATAGCGGATACGCCTTCTCAAACGTGGGTCTGTACATGATGGCAAAATAAGTTATAATTGCTGCATCGCAACATAACTTAAGGAGAATATCCATGTTTGAATTTGATAAAGCCTACAAGCAGTACGAAGAGTTGGTAGAACGTGTTAAAGAAGTTAACGAGTTCTGGATTAACTCTGTATTTTCTAGCGTTAAAGAGTTCTTTAAAGTTAAGTAATTAAAGCTCTAAAGGATCAAAGCCCAGCTCATCGCTGATAACTTTGGTCCTTCTTCTAAATTCTTGGTCGTGATGTGTCCACTTGTTGGTTTTCCAACGGCTCATATGCACACACTCATGGCATAGAACCCTAATCACGGTTGATAAATGTCCGCACTTCTTAGCGGAAATAGTAATGGTATGCTCGTGATCCCCGCCGTCATCGTAATAATAAGTGCCCATGGTCTCTGGGTCTTGATCTACGACAAAATTGATTTCTTCAGGCAAAGGCATAGCCCACCGATCAAACGGTTTCATACAGTATATAGCAGAGTATAAATTGCGTAGGATAGATGGAGTGAGTTTCATACGCTATGTATTGCCCCTCTAAATTCATATTCATCTTCACCGCATACCTGAATCAGTTCAGGCAACATCAAGCGGCCACGTTCAAAAGATAACAAAGCAAATCCGGAGCGCCAGTCTTTCGGTCCATCTTCCGTGTAATGCACAAATTGCTCTGCATTAGGGTCGGCTAGAGTGCCGGTCTGGACGCCATATCTAGTGCCATTATAGTCCGTGACTGGCTGGACAGCGAGATTGTGGGTATGCCCTGTAATCATGTTTACGCCAGCATTTAAGGCGTTTGCCCGTCCTGCCCCAAATCCACCCTTCCAGCGGTGTTTAATAACGGTATCTTCGTTAATCCAGTATGACCAGCATGGTTTCCATAGCGGAAAATGATCTTTAAGGGTAAACCCTGATATGCCTTCGTATTGAGGAACCTGAGCCGCTAGGAACGTTTCAAAGCGAGCGTCATGGTTACCCATTGTCCATATCAATTCAGCGCCTTTGGAGACCTTTTCAATGCCTTCCATGAACTCTTTACAGGCTTCTAATTCTTCACGGACTGAGGGGGACTTGGACCAGCCGATCCTAGGATGCCTGCTATTTTGACTTCCATCGAAAACATCGCCGTTGGCTACCACTACTTTGGGTTTAAATTCTTTAATGATCTTGAGGAGGGCTTTGTATGCGGTGCTGTAATCGTCAGGCCAGAAATGGGCATCTGAGAACACCACGACTCTGCCTTTTTCCATCGTAATGCCACGTCTTGCATTGCCAAGAACTTGTTCTAGTTTGGTTAACGGAGACTGTCGTTTATCGTCTAGTGTCGGTAAAGCGATGTTATGTCGAGCTTCAATGCTTCGTCTTCGGTTGTACACGGAGCGAAC